AAATGGCAAACAAAATTTTAGTAACAGGGTACAGTGGTACAGGTAAAACTTATTCTTTGAGAGATTTAGATCCAAAGGAAACCTTTATCATTTGTCCTGATGAAAAAGCTCCACCATTTAGAGGTTGGAAGAAGAATTACATTATGAAGAATGAGCAAGGTATGTTCGATCCTAATACGTGTAATTATCTGAAAACTACAAATTGGGATAAGATTAAAGGTGCTATGAGCTTTGTAAGTAAGAACAGACCAGACGTAAAGACTATCATTATTGATACGATCACTTACGCTATGATTGGCGAGTTCATGGAGAAAGCTAAAACAGTAGGTTATGCTAAGTTTACTGAAATGGGAGACAATGTTTATAAGACATTGAAATCTATTGATGGACTTAGAGAAGACTTAACTGTAATAGTTATGGCTCATACAGAGGTCAAGCAATTTAATGGAGTTGACAGAACTGTATTTGGCGTACCAGGTGGTAAGCTAGTACAAGATGTTGTCAAGCCTGAAGGTATGTTCAGTATCATCTTGGAAACAATAGTTGAAAAGAAGGGTAATGACATCTCTTATGGGTTTATGACTCAAAACAATACTACTAACATGGCTAAAAGTCCAGATGAAATGTTTGCAGGAGCTATTATTCCTAATAACATGAAAGATGTACTAGAAGCAATTCGTAAATACGAAGAGGGTTAGTATGAAAATAGCAGTCTGTGTCGTCTAAGTTTATAGGACGCTTCCTCTATGGAAAGTAATTGGAGGATGAAATCCCTCTGGGCAGACCTTATTTCAAAACAATAAAGCAAAATAAATTTTAAATTAAAACAAGTATTATTATTATGAGTACAACAATCATTTTTGGAACAAAAAGATTAGGTCAAACAGTAGCTCAAGCTACAACAGAAAAGTATCCTGACATTGCAGTAATTACTGTTGAAGGTGTTAAGGGAGCTAAGAAATCTCGAAGAATTTTAATGAATACCAAAGCTGCAGAATTGCTTAATGCTGAGGTAGGATCAATTCAAGAGTTAGTATTCGCTTCTGTTGAAATGGGTGAAGATAAACCTAACCAAGTGTTGATAGCTAATGCTGCAACAATTGATAATGAAGTAGATGTGACTTACAAGACTTCTAAGAATAAAGTAGCCTATGGTGAAGATTCTTCGGAGAAAGGTAAAGCAGTTACTTCTTCTCACGCTTGTAGTGAAATCTTTAGATTCTTAGGATTAGATGATTCATCTAATGTTGAGTTTCAATTGAATCCATTCCCTTCTGATGACTTAGAGGCTTTCAGTTTAGACGCTGTTGGTTCTGTTATTCCAGTTGTGAATGAAGATGCTGCACCTGCAATAGCTTCTGATGAGCTTGCTGATACACCAGTATTGGCAACTAACAATGGTGAGTTAACTGGTGCTGAATTACAAAATTCAGTTCAAGCTGAAGTTGCGAGAGCAGAGGAAGCTAATCCAGTTCTTCAATCAGATGAAGATACAAACGAAGTTGCATCTAAAACTCCAGTTGAAGAAGTTTTAGAGACTACTGACAACGACTGGATGTAATCTTAATTTTTAAACGAAACAGGTTAAGAGGCTATACCTTAAATAGCCTCAATTTTAAAAACAATTATATAATTATGAGTGGATTTGGTAAACAAGTCGAAGTTGGTGAAGGAGTTCAAAGACAACTTTTCACAGGAGCAGAGAACTTCAAAGTTGTAGGAATTAATCCTACAAAAGCAGAATTAGAAACTCTTTATGGTCGTGAGATTAATTTCGATCCAGAGTACATTGGCACTACAAAAGTAACTGATTCTGATGGAGAGCGTGAAGTTCCTCAAATTAGATTAGATTTCTATCTAGCTAATGAAGAGAATACTGTTACGACAAAACTTCAGTTTTACATTGCTGATACTCACCACAAATCACAGACTGGAAAGTACAAAGTGATTAACTCTTTCGGTAGAGATACGTGGCTAGATCAAGAAGCAATCAAAACTAAGCAAGTACCAGACAATATGTCTTGGTATAGTGCTGTTGGAGTAAAAGTTGCTAAGAGAGGTGAGGTTGAATTAATCTCTTTCTTAGTAAACTTATTGAATCTTCCGTGGGATTTAAGCAAAGTGGACGATCCGTCTGAAGCGTATGCTCAAATTAGTAAGGAAGAGTGGGTTAAAATCTTTGCTGGTGATGTAACTTTACTACGTAATGTAGTAGATTCTACCAACAATAAGATTGGAGTCCTTTTAGGTGTTAAAACTAAAGGAGATGGTAAATTAGTGCAAACTACTTTCAACCGTCATACCTTACGTCAGTATGTAGTTGCAGGTACTAAGAAAGATAAATTCAAGTATATCTTGAAAGATCTTGACGAGGCTGTTGCTGCAGGTGCATTTGGTAATGTTGATTTTGGCCCGAGAGATTTATCTCTTCGTGAGCATGAAATTACACCAACTTCTGTATCAACTGAGAATACTAACCAATTAGATGTATTTGCTACGGCAGATGCACCGGCAGAAGAAGTTACTGCTGATGATGATGATTGGTTAAATGGTTAAGATTTAACATAAATATAGTATAGTAAAAGGCTTCTATTTATTAGAAGCCTTTTTTATTAATTTAAACACAGCGATATGGCTTTTGGAAAGAGTAAAGATCATAAGAAATTACCTAACAGTAATGACATATTAAGTGCTGTATCAGATTTAGAGATATTTGAAATGTATCTAGGTGGAATACCAAGAAAGGCAATTAGCAGTCCATTAAGAGAAGACACTAAGCCTTCTTTCAGTTTATTCCATAGTGATAATCATGGTAAGATATTCTTTAAAGATTTTGCAACAGGAGAATCAGGTGATTGTTTTCTTTTCGTAATGAGATTATTTAACTTACAGAGCAAGGTTGATACATTCAACAAAATTGCATCTGATTTTAATTTAACTCAGTTCGAACTAAAAACCACTCCTTCTCGTACTTTCCCATCCAAAACTCATGTGTCTAAGAGCAACAGTAAAAAGTCAATCAAGTCAGATAGAGTAAGAATAAGTATTAGAACTAGGGATTGGAAAATCCGAGATAAAACGTACTGGAATGGCAAATACGAATTAACAAAGGATCAACTGGAGTACTGCAATGTATTTCCAATATCACACTATTTTATTAACGGATTCTGTACTAAAGCAGATGATTTAGCTTACGCATTCGTTGAAGAAAAAGATGGTATTCAGACCTTTAAAATTTATCAACCTTTTAACCAAAATGGAGAGAAGTGGATAAATAATAATGATTTCTCTACTTGGGAATTGTGGACTCAGTTACCAGAAAAAGGTAACATCCTGATAATAACAAGTAGTAGAAAAGATGCTATGGTAATAAAAAGTCTATTCCCTTCAAATCAAATTACATCATGTTCACTTCAAAGTGAAGGAGTTAATCCTAAAATGAGTGTAATTAATGAATTGAAAGGAAGATTTAAGGAAATCTTTGTCTTATATGACAATGACTACAATAGTGAAAAAAATAGAGGAAAACTTGCTGGAGAAAAATTATGCGAGCAAGCTAACCTCTTACAACTTGAAATACCTACGAGTGAATGTAGGCAGTATGGAGTGAAAGATCCATCAGATTACCTTGATGCTCTTGATGGGATTGCTTTAAAGAATTTGATTATTCAAATGATAAAGAAACGATTAAGAGACGAAGAACTTAAAAATATAATATAAACATTAAAACTAAGAATCATGATTGAAAGACAAATTTCAACTAATTTATTAAAGAAGGAAGAAACCTTCAGAATAATGGCTTTAGGAGAAGCTGTTAATACGCCAATATTATTAATTGGCCCTCCAGGTGTCGCCAAGACTGCTGCTGTTATTGACTTCTCGAAAGCAAGTCTAGGTAAGTTAGGTGGTGAAGATTTGTTCCTGTTAGAAACAGATGAAGGCACTAGAAGTAACGCTGTAAAAGGAAATGTGGATTTAGGTGCACTAACCACTAAGAATGAATATAAGGTAAACTCACCTGTAACCCGAGCTAAGGTTGTAGTTATTAATGAAATTGACAAAGCGTCAGCTTCATTAAGAAACTCTCTTTTGGGTATTATGAATGAAAAAGTATTGTTTAACGGTACAGAGAAAGTACCATGCAAATGGCAAAACTTTATCGCAACGTGTAATGAAATACCTGAAGATGAGAAAGACTCTCCATTTTGGGATAGATTTTTAATCACTCATGAAGTGACAAGACTATCTCAATCGGATATGCTTAGTTATTATGCTAAAGGTGGTAAGAAGTTTTCACAAACACATACAATCTATTTGCCAGAGCAATCTGATATTGATGCAATAACTTTAGATCCTAACAAATTAAAAAAGGTATTGGATGTATCTCATTCTGAATTATCAGATAGAGCATTATCATTCTTACCTACTTTAGTTAAGAACGTTATGGTTGTATGGAAAATGAACCAAGACAGAGCATTAGTTAAAACTACTGAATTATTAGTAGGAAAAGCTACTGCAAAGGAATTGGCTAAAACTTTAGTTCCTAAAGAAGTTAGAGCTTTATACGATATCATCGACGCTATTGGTCAGTGTGTTAGTACTGATGAGTACAACAAGCAATACGATAGATTAGAGTTAGCGTATGCTGATGCAAACAAAGCTAAAGTTATCACGAAAGAAGATGAGATTGATTTAAAGAAAAGGATTGTTGAAGAGGAATCTAAATTAAGTTTCTTGAAACCTGGAGATGATGAGGATATCTTAAACCAGTTTAACGACTAGTATGAGTTTTCTTCATAGAAAAAATGCCACGGACGAAGGAGGGAGTATTAAAGCTCCTTCTTTTGATCCTTATGGCAGATTCAAAAATACTGGAGACGGACTTTTTGGATTCAGGAAGGACAAACATATCATAATGCCTGGAGTTACCTCTTATGAGGAAAGAAAACTTGAAGGTGTTAAGAGATATGTTGAGAAAGAGACTGGGAAACCTTGTACTCTTTCCACTGAGCTTATCAATGATGTTTACAGCGTCTATGTAAACAAAGATGTGAAGAGAAGACCTGAGACGAATGATAATACGATCAGGCATCAAGTAATAGACAAGGTTTATGACTCATTAACTAAAGTTGTAACAGAGGATTCTCCTTTATACACTCAAATACTGACTAGAGAACTAGCAATGGTTCTTCAGAAGGTGGATGATGAGATGAAAGAGGAACAACAAAAGCAGAATGGAGATGGTGACGGAGATGGTGATAGTCAAGGATTAGAATCTGCTGGAGCTGGTGGAGCTGGAGAAAGTGGCGATGGAGATCAGGAAGGTCAAGCACAAGGTCAAGGTGATGGAGAAGGAAACGATGACGGTAGTGCAGGCGATCCAAATTCATCATCCAAAGGTGCT